AAAGAAATGTATGATTTTTACAAATTAATAGAAAGTTATTTTAGTGGTAGAGTTATAGACAAAAATGTAACTTGGGAGGTAAAGTTTACACAAATTATAAATTGGAATACATTTACAAAAGAAGAATATAAACTTAAAACAGTTCATGATAGGGAACACGAAGAACATAAAAACTTTTTGAACGAATTAGATAGGATTAAATACCTTCCTAATGTAGTTCATAATTTTAGTCATTTATTAAAAAACGAAAAACAATTAATATGAAACAATGGTCTATGTTTATAGGTAGGTGGCAACCTTGGCACAAAGGTCACCGATGGTTAATCGACCAAAGATTAAACGAAGGAAAAAATGTTTGGGTAGCTATTAGAGATGTGGAGAAAAATGAAAACCAACCTTGGTCATCTTTTGAAGTTCTACAAAATGTATCCAAACAATTAGAACCTCTTATATCAGAAGGAAGGGTTATGGTATCAATTATACCCGATATCGAATCAGTTAACTATGGTAGAGGAGTTGGATATGAAATAATTGAACACATCCCACCGGAAGATATTAAAGAAATATCAGCTACAAAAATAAGAGAACAAATGAGGGATGAGGCTAATAAACAATAAATTTTTACTTTCCGATGATATTTGTAAAAATATAATATCAGAATACAAAGATAAAGTTATCTTAGCTAAAACAGATATTCGTCAACAAAAAATCTATCACGAAAGAAATGAAAATTCTTGGTTATGGAACGAAATTCAAAAATTAATTTCATCTAATTTGGGTGATGAGTACTCTGTTTATAGTAGAGTAACTATTCTTAAATATACAAAGGGAGATTATTTTTTAGAACATACAGATGGACCATCTAACGCACGTGTTAGAAAAGAAAAGTATGGAGGAGAAAAATTGAAACCACATTTTTTTGGTGGAGTAGAATTATGTGATAGTAATGAATTCAAAGGTGGAGATTTTTATATAGATGGTAAAATAGTAGAATATAAAAAAGGTAGAATGTTTACACATTCATTCAACGATTTGCACGAAATAAAAGAAGTAACAGATGGAACACGATGGAGTGTTCACTTTCTTATACATAAAGAAAATTTAATTCTAATATAAATGAGTTATAAAAGAACTTTAATTAAAACAATTATTTGGAGAATCATAGCTACATCAATCACAATACTAAGTGGTTGGTTAATTAGTGGTGATTGGAAATTTGGTTTAGCTGTGGGTGGATTGGATACGATACTTAAAACATTTGGATATTTTGGATTTGAAAGATTTTGGATAAAATATGAAAAACATTTTAATAATAGCAGAACCTAGATGTGGAAGTAGTAATTTACTTTATGCAATTTCAACTGCATACGGATATACTGCTCAATACGAAAGGGATTCAAATAAAATAAAGAAAAACTTAAAAATAGAAAACAACACAGTTGCTAAAATACAAATAGGCCATCGTACTTTGGATATCAACTATTACAAAGATTTAGTATCTAAGTTTGATAAAACAATTTTATTAGCTAGAAGAGATTATAAAAAACAATGTCAAGCTTTATGGGCTTTGTTTAATATTAACGATAATCAATGGAATGAAAAGTGGCATGTAAAAGATTTACCACATAATGTAGAAGAGTTGGATAGTTGGAAATATGTTGATACCTTACTAAGAGAATGGAAAGAACTACAAATCAGACTCTCTAAGGAAACTGGGATACAAATTGAATACTATGAAGATGTTTATTCTAATAAATCATTGAATGATAAATCAATTAAATTAAATTTGAAATATTTCGGTAAGGAATTTAAATTGAGACATGAACAATCTCAAACTATTATATAAAAACTAAAAAGTATATATTTATAATAAACTTAGGATATTAAATGAAAGGTACACTATTTTCAGCAGATTTTGTAATCGATGAATCATCAAATCTTAGATTACTAGAATTAAATACAGATACCGCATTTGTAAGTGTTGGTTTGTATAATCATTTTGATTTCACCGACTTTTTCAACTTGCTATCAAGTAATGGTATAACAGAAATGGCTGTTATACATAAACATTTCCAAAATAATTTTGTAGAACACTTAGAGCAAGCAGTAGCATCTGATGCAACTTTTATTACGAAGTTTGTTAAAGTAAAAGAGTTCGCTAATACAGTTTACCCTACTGTTATAACTGATGAATCAAATAGATTTATTTTAAGATTAGCATATGATGAAAACGCAGTTTTTGATTCTACATATTGTAAAGATAGAGTAAATGTTCTAAAATTATTTAACGAAAATAGTGGAGGAACAAGCGTACCAGAAGCTTACTTTAGTAGTAGTGATGGAGTTATAAATACACTAACATCATCTATAAATAACAACGAAAGATATCCAGATATAGTTTCAAAACATAAGACACAATCACCACAACCATTAGTATTCAAAAAGTTTGGAGATGGGGTATTAGCTGAATCAAGCTCAGCAGATTTGTATTCAGATTATTTAAATAATTATTTAGATAAAGAAAATCTTTATATTGAAAAATTTCACACATCACCAACTACAATAAGTGATGGTGTGGCTAAAAGTATTAGAACTTTCCAAATAGTATATGGTTCTAATTTGGATACACTACAATTAGGTGCATACAAAATAGATTCAATGTTTGGATTACCATCCGATATCTCACAAGATACTACTGAAATGCTTTATAACATACCAGCTAAACACTACTTCGAATATACCACTAACTTTATGAAGGATAATTATTTTGAGGGGTTATTAGATAGTGAAGCATATAAAGAAGTAAATGATACATATACAAATATTGTAGATGCTAGAGTAAGTGGTTCAGTTAAATCGTATCATGTATCGGGTTCACCTGATACAGATAACAGAGAAATGTACGCTTCTTGGTCTTTTACTGGTAATACTTTAACAGATTCATTTCCAACCGAATCTGTAATTTATGCGGTAGAATCTCAATCATTTGAATATCCAGGTTTAATAGAAATAAACTTAGGTGATGGAAGTGATGCAATATATTGTGGTACACAAAAATCATTTTTAACATATAACACATCCTCAAACGTATGGAGTTATAAAGAAGCACATCAGCTAACATCATCTGTAGATTTCTTAACAAATGAATCAGGTAGCGCTGTTCCCATATCATCATCAAACTATGCTATATTAGAAAATCATACCGATAAACAATTAGTGAGAATAGATGTTGAAGATACTGATACATATTTTGTTAGTTCATCAGAATCAGTAGTAACTCACAACTTTCACTTTGGATGGAGGCACCCTGGTGGAGGTACTTGTTTCGCAGCTGGAACAAAAATTTCATTAGAAAATGGTGATACAAAAAATATAGAAGATATAGTAATAGGTGATGAAGTATTGGGTTGGGATGGTGAAGATATTGGAGTTGGGGTAGTAACAGCTATAGACCATAGGCATACTGTAGCTTCTCATGCTGAAGCTTGTGAGAGATTAGGAGATAAGCCATCACTATATACAATTAACAATACTGGTATAGAGTTCACACCAGAACATCCATTCCTTACAAAAGAAGGTTGGAAATCATTAGTACCTGAAATCAGACAAGAACCATATAAATCAGAAGCACCTGCTAGAGAATTAGAAGTTGGTGATTTTATTAATGTAAATGGAGATTGGGAAGAAATAAAAGAAATAAAAGTTGTAAGGTCAAATGAAGAAGAACCAGTCTACAACTTTACAGTTGATAAGTTACATTCTTACATAGCAAACGGGATAATAGTACACAATAAATAATTATGGGTAAAGTAGATATATACAAAAGACAATCAACATCTGTTACTAGAACAACGACTGCATTATCAGGTGATGAGCAGACTAAAGTAAATAATATCCTTACAAATTTCTTTAGCTACTTCAAAGCAAAACATACATAGTATTCATATTTATATAAAATAGTTTATATGGATAAAGAACAATTTTACCAAATGCGTCAGCATAGGGATAATTGGGATGGTGACTACAAAAGAGATACAGATTTTTATTTTAAAGTAGTTGATAACAATAACCCACTTCATATTAGAGATAATAATTCTGATATTAAATTTATCTGTAAATCAATAAACAAAGAATTAGAAGATTGGCAAGATAAACCAACATTAGAAACTGCTCTAAAAAGATTACACACCATATCATCACTATTTTTATTTTTCCACAAAGATTTTAATAAAGCAATAGGTTGGGGTTGGTTTTCCAATGTTTTTACATACGATTGGATAAACGAAGTACACCCACTACCAACAGAAAACTCTTCTTACTTTGGAGGTGCATATATTCAAAAAAATTTAGGGCTACCACCAAATGCAGGAATACAGTTATATTATCAAGCATTCTCATATTTGTTTTCAAAGAAAGAATGGATATATGGTTATGCGGATAAATGGAACAGAGCTTCAATTCTAATCTGTCATAGATTAGTACATGAGCGATATAATTTTATAAAGGATTATGGGAGAGAATATTAACAAAGTACCACCAAAAGGTAAGGTAAGGTTTTCAATAACACTATCGGAAGAACAAAAGATGGCAAAGACAAATATCTTATACCATCCATACAATTTTATTATGGGTAAAGCAGGTAGTGGTAAAACACTATTAGCAGTACAAATAGCATTGGATATGTTTTTTACTCGTAAGATAAATCAAATCATTATAACAAGACCAACAGTATCAAACGAAGATAATGGATATCTACCAGGTTCACTTGATGAAAAGATGGAGCCTTGGTTAGTACCAATTCGTTCTAATATGAGAAAAGTTTACAATAAACCTAATATATTACAGAAGATGGAATCAGATGAAAATATTGAATTAGTATCACTATCTCACTTTAGAGGTAGAACATTTGATAACGCTTGTGTGATTGTAGATGAGTTTCAGAATCTTACTAAACAACAACTTGGAATGGTGTTAGGTAGATTAGGTAAACAATCAACTATGATTCTTACTGGTGACCCACAACAGATTGATTTAAAATTTCCAAATGATTCAGCTATACATGAAGTACCGAAAGTAAAAGAATCAAAGTATGCATATGCGGTAAATCTTGTAGATAATCATAGACATGAAGCATTAGATGAAATACTAAGGTTGTTACAACAATACGCATGAAAGTATTAATTATAGGAAGTCCACGTAGCGGAACAACTTCATTGTTGAAAGGTATTGCTAAGCAAGGTTATTTTTCAAATGGTGAACCATACAATTATAATATAGGTCCTCATAAAGTTAATAACAAATATCCATTAGAAGGATTAGATGAACATAAAAATGTAATAATAAAAACAATTGGATATCAAGTACCACACGAAAAAAAAGGAACAAAACCAATTGACTTTGGTATAGAGTTTTGTTCTCACTTTGATAAAGTAATATTATTAGATAGGTTGATATGGAATACTCATTGGGATGGATATGTAAATTTATTTAAAACACTTAAACAAAAATGGGATTATAATGAATCACTCGGTCTTCCTATTAACACACCACAACCTAAAAAGTGGGATACGCATGGTAAGTGGGTATTTGATTCTTTAACAAAAGAAGATTATGATTGGGCTATTGAAAAAGGATTAGATAAAGAACTAAAAGAAGAAAAAGAAATCATAGTTGGTATTAGCGAAGGAACAAAAATCCCAATAACCTATTATGAAAATCTTTATGGTGAAGATAGAATGGAAGCGTTTGATATAATAAACAGATGGGGTTTAGAAGATATAGACCCATTTGAGTTGTTAGATTACTTAGACCCTTCTAAAAAATACAGAAAAGAAAGTAAAGATTTAATATAAAATAATTCACTTTTTCCTTGGTTATATCATATTTTTTTCGTATATTTACTATGTAAATAATTAAGATATGATAGCAAAATTAAAATCTAAACTACTTACTTATCTTTTTCAAGATTGGGTAAAAAACGAATATGATTTAGAAACCTTAGAACTTACAAAAGGTATGATTCACAATAGAGAAGTTATGTTAAAAACCATAATCGATAAAGTAAATCATAAACCAATCATAGGATTTAGAGCTCATTGTAAGTAAAAAAACTAACAAAATATTTGGATATATGAAAAATTTTTCGTATATTTACTATGTAAATAAGTAATGAATGAATAAAAAAATAGTTTACATTGATATGGATGGGGTCTTAGTTGACTTCGGTAAAGCAATTGATGATTGGTTTAAAAAACATCCACACTTAGTAGAAAGATACAAAACATTTCCTGACCACATACAAGGTTTATTCAGAATAGCTCCACCAATTAAAGGGGCTATTGATGCTGTTAAGAAACTACACAATAGTGGTAAGTATGAATTGTTCATAGCTACCTCAGCTCCTTGGGGTAACCCACAATCAAATACTGATAAAAGATTTTGGATAGAAGATTACTTTGGTGATATCTTCCACAAAAAAATGTTCATTACTCATAGAAAAGATTTACTAATGGGTGACTACCTAATCGATGATAGATTGAAGAATGGTGCTGGTGATTTCAAAGGTAAACTTTTGAGATTTGGATACGATTGGGAAAATGATAACAAACCAAATGAGTTTCCAACATGGGAAAGTATATTAGATTATTTATTGTAGGATTACTATTATTATCTTGTAATGTAACAGATGATGATATAATTCGGCTTGAACCTACATTAAAGTTAGATGGTAGATTACCTATTGATAACAATGGGTATTATCGTTTAGAATTAAATGATAGTTCATTTCAGACAATACATACAATTAGTGGTACAGTTGGTAATACACTTTATTGGGATGAACCTATGAAGGTAGAGTGGGATAGTAATTTAGTTTGGTATCTACAAGATGAATTTGAGGTATCCACTGCTAATCCAGCATCATATGTTGTTGATGGGAAAGTAATGAACGTTATCGGTCCTGTACAAACAATGATAGGTGATACACTTATATTAACTGGTACTATTAGAGAACACTTAGTTAGTGATACTATAAAATTTATATTAGAATGAAAGGACCTGTAACATTTCCTCAAACACCAATAACAGAGGAAACTTTTAAAAAGCAAGGTTGGAAAAAAGAGTATGATTCTGATAATGATATGGAAGAAGTATATCAGTATGTACTTAACTTACCAAAACAAAGTAGAGACCCATATGGATTACAACTTATATCTACAACAAATGTAGATAAGATAAGAGGAATCGAAGAAGGTTGCTTCGTTGTTCAACTATTAGATTGTAATGGATTAGGACAATGTACAACCGAAGAAGAAATAGAAGTATTATATAAAACATTAACACGTAAATCAATTTATAAATGAAAAATTATACCGCAGAACAATTACAACAAAATTATGATAAGTTTATAGAAGCACTTAAAAAAGTATTTAAGGGAGAACGATTAGAAAAACTATTACATATGTATTCTGAAAATGAATTAGGACAAGAATTAGCAGTAGCGCCTGCTAGTGGTAAACTTAATTTTCATAATGCTTATGTTGGTGGTTACATTGACCATATACTAAATGTAGCTAGAAATGCACATAAGATAAAAAAACTTTATGAAGAAGGTAACGGATTTATCAACTTTACCGATGAAGAAATGTTCTTTGCTGCATTCCATCACGACTTAGGTAAGCTAGGTGATGGTGTAGAACCTTACTACATACCACAAACTTCAGAGTGGCATCAGAAAAATAAAAAAGAATTTTTTGTACACAATCCAAAGTTACAATACTTTGATGTTACAGATAGAGCATTCTATTTACTTAACAAATATGGAATCTCATATACTCAGAAAGAACAATTGGGTATTATGATGGCTGATGGGTTGTACAATGAAGCAACTAAGAAATATTGGATATCTTACAACGAAGATTTCCAACTTAAAACAGATTTACCATACATTATACATTGGGCTGATTGTATGAGTACTCGACAAGAAAACTCAGAATATAGAATTAAAAATGGAATATATGACAAAATGTCAGGTGGTTTCTAAAAAAACCTGACAAATTGTCATACTTTTTGGATTGGTACGCATTTGGTACTAATAGTAGTAAACAATTTAAAATTAAAAAAGGAAAAATTATGTATAGTATAACAACTTTTAATGATTTATTTGATGATGTGTTTAATGAACCCATCTTCAGAAGAAGTAGGAAATCCTACACAAACGCATATGGTAATTTTGATGCAACAGTTTTAGAAAACGGCAAACAACAAGTTACAATTAATACTACGGGACACAATCCTAAAGATATCAAAGTTGATGTTACGGAAACTGAAATCAAAATTATATCTAAGAAGGATGAGAAAAGTTCACGCTTTGTTTCTGATATCGATTTGACACTTACGGTAGGTACTGATTATGATGGTACTAAAACAGAAGCTAAGTTTGAAAATGGTCTACTTACTCTCCTAATTGATAAGAAAGCTGATAAGAAAAGTAAATCTCTTAAAATCGCTTATTAGCACTAATGTAGTAGATAAGAAAGGGGAGTTTTCTCCCCTTTTTTTGTATATTCAATATTTATATAAGTAAAACAAAATATATCAAGTTATGAACGAAGCAAGAAAACTCAAAGCTTATTCCTTTATCGAAGGGATTGAAAGTAGAGCTAAGTTATTAGAAAAGGGAATTACTGGAGCACAGAAAGTAGACCCTAATATGGCTCAACGATTGACTCAAGAAATTCTCAACCTAAATACGAAAGTAAAAGAGTTGGTGGATATTTCGTAATGAAATTCAGAACATTCTTATTAGGATTATCAGCATTATTTGTTGCTTTTAATGCTGCATTTTTTTCGGTAAGTGGATTATCTAAACTATTTGCTGGTGCTTCCTTATCAGTAATGTTAATGGCTAGTTCATTAGAATTAGCAAAACTAATTACTGCTGGATATCTTTACAACTATTGGGAAAAGATAAACAGAGTATTTAGATGGTACTTAGTATCAGGTGTACTAATACTTGTACTAATAACTTCACTTGGTATCTACGGATTCTTAACAGCAGCATTCCAAGATACCTTTAATATGTTCTCAGCAAATGAAAAACAAAAAACATTTTTACAACAAAAAGAAAAGTTCTATGCTGATGATGTTGCAAGATACGATGAGGAACTTAAAAGAATATCTAATAACATTAGTACTCTTTCCAATGCTAAATCACAACAAATCCAAGTACGGGACACATCGGTTGTGGGGGGTGTTAGAACCACAATATCCACGGCTGAGTTACGTTTGGCACAAAGTAGAATCAATGTGGAAGAGGATAATAGGAAAGGTGTTCAAGCGAAAAGGGAAATAGCAGCAGATTCACTACAATCCATACAATTAAAGATTTTAGATTTAGATACAGATTTAGAAGCTGGTTCTGAATTAGGTCCACTTCAATACCTTAGTGGATTGACTGGATATGGAATGGATAGGATTATCAATTGGTTAATCTTAATAATCATCTTTGTATTTGACCCGCTAGCAGTAGCGCTTATAGTTGCTTTTAACAATGCTTTACGAGTTGATAGGGGTATTGTAGATAAAGAAAAAGTAATTCGTAAGAGAGAGTTATATGATGAAAAACCTGATGATGAAGAGGAAGAACTTACAGAACTACAAAAAACATTATTAATGGAAGTAGAAGAAGAAGAAGTTTTACCTGATGAAGCAAGAGGATTTGTACCACCAGAAGAACCTATCCAACTTACTAAGGCAGATATCCGATTATACACACATCCTAATTTTAATTGGAGTGATAAAAAGAGTTGGCAGAATGACCCCAAAGCAGTTCAATATTGGATAAAGAATATAAAAGATAAAAGATATCCAGATAACTTTACTGAAAAAACTTACTAAAAAATTTGGATAATTAAAATATTTTTCGTATATTTGATATACAAATATTAGATTTATGAATTTAGGATACGCTTGTATTAATATGACCTTATCAGGTCAGAAACCAAAAGTTACAACCAATCGTAGTATGATTAAAAAAACCTTTACTGAAAAGGGTGTTACTTATGCTGGTGAGTTAGGTATGTTAAACGCTGCCGATTTAGGTAGAATCCTTAGATGGAATGTAGAGAACGGAATCAAAGTATTCCGATTATCATCGGAGTTTTTTCCGTGGGCATCAGAATATAAGTTCGAAGATTTACCACAATATCTTAGAATCAAAACTTTATTAGCTGGTGCTGGTAATTATGCTCAATCAAATGGTATAAGGTTGACTTGTCATCCAGGTCCATTCAATGTATTGGTATCACCACACAAACACGTAGTTGATAATACAATTACTGATTTGAGAATACATGGTGAGATATTCGATATGTTAGGGTTGGAGCGTTCACCTTACAACAAAATCAATATTCATTGTAATGGTGTATATGGTGATAAACAATCCGCTATGGATAGATTCTGTAAGAACTTTGAGTTACTACCTGAATCAGTTCAAACTCGTTTGACTGTTGAGAATGATGATAAGGCATCTATGTACTCAGTAAAAGATTTGATGTACATACATGAAAGGATTGGTATTCCTATTGTGTTTGATTATCACCACCACAAATTCTGTACAGGTGATTTATCGGAGCAAGAAGCATTGGAGTTAGCAATCTCCACTTGGCCTGAGGGTATCAAACCAATCGTACACTACTCAGAATCAAAAGCTTTACATGAAGGTAATGAATCTTTAAAACCACAAGCTCATTCAGATTATATAAATGACTTACCTGATTTGTATGGTAACGATGTAGATGTTATGGTAGAAGCAAAAGCAAAAGAATTATCCATACTTCCATTCATTAAATCAAACAAGTGTGAGTATAGTGGATTACTAAGTACAAGTAGTTATGCGAGCTAAAGATTGGTTGGAGCAAGAAGAGTGGGAAAATGTTGCAGTTGATTCTCAAAAGTTTTCTCATTATACGACCTTAGATATAATATTAGAAGAATATGCTAAGGTATATTTAAAAGATAAATTAAAAGAAATAGACAGAAATACTAAACTAAAAAAGTATCTATGATACACAGAGCACCAATGACAAAAAAAGAAATGACTGAAGAAGATTTTAAGTACAGACAAGGTAGAAGTAAAAAACAAGCGGATAATAATGAAAAAATAATGTTTGTTTCATGCATCGGATTGCTTGTTACTATATTAGGTTTAGTTATTTATGGATTATTAACAAATGGCTAGATATCGTAAATTTTGGTATAACGATGATTGTATTTTAGATACTAAGTACAATGTTGTATTATATGAAAATGATAAAGGGTGGGAAAAATATGAGAAATGGAAATCTAAATATTCTGATTTAGAAAACGAAATTCAACAAGAAAAAGAAGCACTACTAAAATGGAATGGAGGAAAACCTACAGAAGTTAATGGGATTACAAGATATTATCATCAAAACGGAAAAATATACAAGTATGAATCAGATGATGTTAAATTAGAATATAACATTGATGGTATATTAATTAAAAAAATAGATGAAAAATCTGAAGTACACTACTCAGCTGAGCTTCCAGATAAAATATACGAATCGTATAAAAAAAATAATTTAGTAATTGAAGAATATTTTGATAAAGAATATATTTACAAATCATCTCTACAAAGAAATAATATAAAAGTTGTAAGAAAAAAACTACCAAATAGAAAAACCTCTGAAAAGAAAACTTACGTTGATGATGTTTTGGTAAAACACACAACTTACTATACAAATACCAATAGTGTAAATAGTCAAATCTATAATGACTATTATACTGAATATTTTACAAATAAAAAGTTAAGAGCTGAGGGATATTTGGTTGATGATAAACCTGATGGGCATTGGAAGTTTTATCATATCAATGGTGAATTGGAATCTGAGCATTGGTTTATTAAAGGTAAATTTAAACCTAAGAGTAGGTCATCTGTTTACTTTG